AAATTTAATGAAAGGAGGCTTTGCATTATGCCGAAAAATAGTGCAGAAAGATTTAATCAACAAGATTCTTTAGTGTCAGACTCAAGTAAGTATTTCACTAAAGACGGGTTTGACAGATTCAAGACCTATATCAGCATGGTCTCGAAGGGTCAACCTAATGTGTACACCGCACCTTTCGCCAAAGGTCAGAGTATTCAAAAGGTGATGGAAGACTGGAACCAGACTCTCGTATCAATCGAGACAACTTGGCCTTCCTTGTACGCTTTTGAAAAGGACCTAGCTAAGAAGGTCGGTCCTATGTCTGTTCAATTACCTTTGAGGGAAAGGTTTGACGACATAGCTCATTACTATGAGGATATTCTCCTGTCCTCAAAGCCCATTGAACCTTTAGCCATGAAGAAGGTAATCAATGAGTTCTCATCAGTCGGCTCGATGAGGCTTCGATCCATCAATGACACGGTGGAGAAGATGAAGAAAAGTACCAACTCCGGAAATCCATACTTCACAAAACGCAGGAATGTGGTACAGGATACCATTCCTTGTAGCTGTGGCATCCGCGACCTAGATGTCGGGATTATTCTCGGCAGGGGCTCTAACCAATGGGTGGGCGATGCGACTGCTGTGATTGGATGGAGAGGGCAAGAAGGAGGTCCTAATGAGGAGGACGTTAAGCAGAGGGTTGTATGGATGTTCCCCTTCTCTATTAACGTCAATGAACTCCAGGTCTATCAACCATTCATTGAACAAAGTCAAAAGTTCAATATCGTCCCTGCTTGGGTTAGCAATGACGAAGTTGATAGGAGAGTTACCGCCTTATTTGATACTAAGAGCGATAATGATCTGGTTGTCTGCACCGACTTCAGCAGATTTGACCAACACTTCAACCAGGATATGCAGGATTGTTCCAAGACCATATTGGACAGTCTCCTGGCTAAAGGTCCTGTAAGTAAGGCTTGGTTAACGTCCGTGTTTCCTGTTAAATATGTCATACCTCTGGCATACGCCGCAGACGGCAACGGGAAATCTAGTCCCAAATCAGTAACTGTGAGGCAGGGACATCATGGAATGGCTTCTGGTTCAGGTGGAACCAATGTGGATGAGACTTTGGCTCATCGCGCCCTACAATATGAGGTGGCCTCCATGCACGGTGCTGAATTAAACCCGAATTCACAGTGTCTTGGCGATGATGGGATCCTTAGTTATCCCGGAATCACTGTGGAGGATGTTGTTGACGCGTATCAATCTCATGGCCAGGAATGCAATCCCGATAAACAATATGCGTCAACCCAAGATTGCGTATATCTCCGTCGATGGCATCATAAGGATTATAGGATAGACGGAGTGTGCGCCGGGGTATACTCTACATTCCGTGCTCTAGGTAGGTTAAGGTACCTCGAAAGATTCATGGATCCTGAGTATTGGAGTCCTGAACTTGTAGCTCTAAGACAATTGTCCATCTTAGAGAACTGCAAATTCCACCCCTTAAGGGAGGAATTCGTTCAATTTTGCATGAAAAGGGATAAGTACCGTTTAGGTATTGATATCCCAGGCTTCTTTGATAAGCTCCCTCAACTTGCCAAAGATGCTACCGACCACATGCAAGACTTCCTTGGATATACCAAGACCTTACAGGGCGAAGGGCCTGAGGGTATTTCCAATTGGTGGGTAGTCCGATACCTGAAGTCGCAAC